CCGTCAATGACTCAGGCCTTCGACAAGCACGACGAGGTTTTGGCCGCTATCGAGCGCGTGCAGCGCTTCCTCGAGGAAGGCTTCCTGTCCGGCGAGGAAACCTGCAACCCTGACGACTGGACTATGGGCTGCGCGGGCTGTCAAGCGCGGATGATTTCGCTGCAACTCGACATGCTCCGCCGGGAAATCGAAGATGATTCCGTCCGTCCTCCCGCTCACGGGGAGCGTCGTCAATGACGGGGCTGCCGAAGTTGCTGACGATGGAAGAAGCGGCCGAGTACCTGCATATCAGCCGGCGCTCGCTTCAGGGCATCTTGCGCGATAGACCGTTTTACCGCCAAGCAGGGCGCCGCAAGCTCTTTACCGAGAGCGACCTGTCCAAGCTCGTGGAGGCCCTGGATTGCCCCTCAGACTCATTCCGCCGCGTCCCGGTAAGACGCCGAACTACTACATCCGGGGCACGTACCAGCACGTCCCCATCAATGAGACTACAGGCACTTCTGACCGAACGAAAGCTCGCAAGGCGCTCAAGAAGCTAACCGAGGACATCGAGGCCGGAGCGTTCGCCCCGCGCTCTGCCATCACCTTTGCGGAGGCGGCGATCAGCTACGTGAACGCGGGTAAGGATGACCGCTTCCTAGATCCCCTGAACAAGCATTTCGGGGATACGCCGCTGGTGTCGATCGATCAGGCGGCTATCGATGACGCGGCTGCTACACTCTATCCCGACGCCAGTTCGGCAACGCGAAACAGACAGGTCTATACGCCCATGTCGGCAATCCTGAAGCACGCCAACGTCGATTTCGCGGTGAAGCGGCCCAAGGGCGCGCAAGGCGAAACCCGCACGGACTGGCTCAAGAAAGAGCAGGCGTTCAAGATACTCGAAAAGGCCAAGAAGGTTGATCCCGAGTTCGGGATTTTCATTGCGACCCTGCTCTATACCGGCCTGCGGCTCAGCGAGGCGTTGCACCTGAAAACGGATCATCTCCACATTGACGAGGCGTTCGCCTACATCCCAAAGACGAAGAACGAAGCGCCGCGCGCCGTCCATCTGCCGCCCGTGCTTGTGGCTGAGCTGAAGGCGCACCCGCGCGGGCTGGATCGACCGGGACAGACGGTGTTCCGCTTCACCAAGGGTGGGCGGCTCTACAACCTCAAGAGCGCCACACAGAAGGCGGCAGGGCTTGAGTTCAAGTTCCACACCTTCCGGCATACCTGGGCCAGTTGGATGCGCCGCTATGGCGGTCTCGATACGAAGGGATTGGTCGCGACCGGAGCGTGGAAGGACGAAAAGTCAGCGTCCCGGTATCAGCATGTCGTCATCGCGGAGGAGACGATCCGCGCCGACATGTTGCCGACGCCAAACGGTGACAAAGTCGTGGACACAGACAAATAACGTAGTAGTATCAATGCGCCGGAATGCCCTTGGTAAGGGAGAGGTCGAGAGTTCAATCCTCTCTTGCAGCACCACTCTTTCCCTAGGATTTCCGGCACTTTCAGCCATATGCAAAAATCCGCATATGGCACCAATCGGCAAGAACGCGCCATGAACATGCGCATGGAAACGGTGGAAAATGCGTGGACCGCATGAGACGATTACCGGACGCGATTTGATCGGCTGGGGCCTGCCGCAGGGCAAATGGTTCGGCGCTGCGATTGCCGCCGCCAACGATGCTCTGGCCCGTGGTGATGATCCCAAGGCCGCTGCTTTGGCTGAAATGCCGCCCCCCGCTATTCCGCTGCGCCCCATCCACGAGCGCGCCTATCACCTCAACATCCGCGCCGAAGACGAAATCGAAGCCGAGAACATCCGCATGGTCGAGGAAACGATGCGCGAGCTGATGCGCGTCCCGACCATTGAAGCTGGCGCGGTTATGCCCGACGCTTGCCCGGCTGGCGAAATCTGTGTCGGCGGCGTGGTGGCGGCAAAGGAAGCCATCCATCCCGGCTTTCACTCTGCCGACATTTGCTGCTCGATGGGAATTTCGGTGCTCGGTAACGTCGATCCGAAGGCGGTTCTCGACGCTGGCTTTGCCTCGACCTATTTCGGCTATGGCGGTCGTCCTGACCCGCTGCCAGTCCCGGACGACATCAAGGCCGCGTTCGATGGCAACCGCTTCCTGAAGCCGATTGCGGGCCTGCGTGACCGCGACTTTGCCTCGCAAGGTGACGGCAACCACTTCTTCTTCGTCGGGACGCTCAAGAGCACCGGAGAGACGGCAATCGTCACACACCACGGCTCACGCGGGCCGGGCGCGGCGCTTTACAAGGCCGGGATGGATACTGCGGACTATTTCCGCCGTCAGATTTCACCGGAGACGCCGAAGGGCTCGGCCTGGATTGCGAGTGAAACCACGGAAGGCCGCGACTATTGGGCAGCGTTGCAGATCGTCGGCAATTGGACGGAAGCTAGCCACTTCGCCCTCCATGACCTTGTGGCCTCGCGTCTCGGGATCAAGGTTCGTGACCGCTGGTGGAACGAGCACAACTTCGTCTTTCGCCGCTCGGATGGGTTATTCTACCATGCCAAGGGCGCGACCCCCGGATGGGCCGATTACGACCTGACGCTGGTTCCGCTCAATATGGCTGAGCCGGTTCTGGTGACGAAGGGGACGGATGCGCAGCGTGGCCTTGGCTTCCTGCCTCACGGCGCGGGGCGCAATATGAGCCGCACCCGCTATCTTCGCGAGAACACCGAGCACGAGCTTCCCGCCGACATTGACGTGCGCTTTTACAGCGGCACGCCTGATCATTCGGAACTGCCCGGAGCTTATAAGAACGCCGCCAGCGTCCGCGCTCAGATCGGGGAATACGGGCTTGCGGAAATCGTTGATGAAGTGCTGCCATACGGTACGATCATGGCCGGCGAATTGGAGAAGTTCTGGCTGAAGAAGAAAGCTACCCCAGCCGCTCCAAGCACACCCGACCAGTCCCCGCATGGATAAGCCCAATACGGGATGCCGCAGCGCGGGAAAGGTCTATGCCGCGTCCAAGCCGGGCAGCGGGACCGATGTCGTTGATGCGGACAACCACGCTCCTGCCCGCATAGGATACGCGCCAAGTCTCGCCTAGATGGCTGCGGGATGGCATCGCAGCGGTAAGGCCGGAGCCGTCGAAGTGCTCGCCTGTCGCGGTGCGGCTGCCGGACTCGCTGCCGTAGTAGCTGGCGATCACCACCTTATCGCAAGCATGTACCGGCGTCACCCATAGCCAAAAGGCAGCGAAGGCGACAACAAGCAATGCACCGGCCGCGGATTCGATGAGGGCGCGGATCATCGGTAGCGCCGCGAGAAATGCCTCCCGGATCACGGCTTGGCCTCCAGCGCCTTAATCGTCGCATTGAGCGCTGCAACCTGGCTGGCGAGGTCTCCGACCTTATCGACAAGGGTATCGACCTTGCCCTCAAGGGCTGTCTGGTTGGAGTCGATCCGCTGGTTGATCCCGGCGATTTGCTGGTCGCGATTGACCTTGTTGCTTTCGAGGACAGAGACGCGGGAATTGATCAGCCCGTCGAACGCCTCTACCCCGCTGATGCGGTTTTCGAGCTTTGTTCGTGCATCCGCTTGGGCCTGTAGCACCCAGCCGCCAATCGTGAGGCCGGCAAGCACGATGACAGGCGTTGCGAATTGTGCGAACCGCGCGGCGACAGTCACGCGCGGGTCATTGGCTATGGCTTCGGCTCGCGTCATGCGCCCGGATTCCTTAAGTCTGGTGGTTGAGGGAGGGTGACGCTGAAACTGCGGTCGAGCGGCCTTAGTCGCCCGACATGACGGCAAACAGGATGCCGAGCACGATGACGGCGGTGATGATGCCGGCCAGAAAGCTCGGGAGGTCCATGGGCTATTTCGCCCCCGGCTTTTTCCAGCCGCAGATGGCAGCCCCGGTGCTGTCGAGCGCCACGATCTGCCGGCCGGTGCTGTCGCTGAGCTGATCGGCTTGATTGAGGATGATCGGCCCCACGGAACAGGGCAGCGTGCCCACGATAGGATGCGGGGTCAGCGAGCAGCCACCAAGCAGCAGCGGAAGGGCGATCAGGGCTTTGCGGTCCATGCCTGTTCCTCCTTCACCAATGCGTCGTGATCGAGTGCTTCGGCTTGTGCCCGCTGCTGAGCGGTGATGGTCTCGTGGTCGGTCTCGATCTGGCTTTCCTCCTGCATGGCCTGTTTCCGGCCGAAGCCGTTGAGCCATGCAGAGAGGATGGCCGCACCGATGCGGGCCAGAACGTCGATGAGCAGCGACATGTCAGGTCGCGGCGACCGGGACCGTCTGCCCGAGCTTGGCCTGTGCGGCGTTCAGTATCCATTGCTCGGTCGCGCCAAGGGCCGTGACGGCTTCGGGAACGGACGATTTGACAATGCCGACGATGAAGGCCGCGACAGGATTGCCGGGGTTGAAATTGAGCCCGTTCAGCCCGAACTTGGATACGGCAGCACCGAGCGCGGTTTCGACCGCAGAGTGCAGCGCGTCACGGTGCGCCGCCTCGATGGTGCGAACCTGCGCCTCGATATCGACGCCGGTCTTTTTGTGGATGAGCGCCGCCAGCCAGAGGATGGCGAGCAGCACCAGCGAGGTCAGAGTTTCGACAATGCCGGGGAGCGCCTGGTTGATGATATCCCCGACGTTGAGGCCGGTCGAAGCGGTCGTGTCGGCAAACGCCGCGGTCGAGAAGATGAAGAAAGCAGCGACGGCGAGCGCCGCCTTGAGCAAGGCACGCATAGTTGGTCCTTTCGATGTTGAGAGGGTCAGCCGCCCTTGATCTGGCGGCAGATGGTGATGACGGCCTGCACTGTCCCAAAGGCCGCAAGGATCGTGGCCAGAGACAGCCACACGTAGATGAAGGGGGAGAGATCGACGGAGACGGTCACGACGCGACCATCTTGAGCGCAGCGGCTTCGACACGAGCGACACGCGCCGCCCAGCCCTTGCCGAAATGCCCCCATGTCGGCAGCGTTTCGAGGAAGATCAGCCGGGAGTTGCAGAGCTGCTTGATGAGCGTTGCCGTGTCTTTGCGCTTGACGGCAGCAAGGGTTTTTGGCCCAATCGAGCCGTCCACCGTGACGCCGATGAGGGACTGTAGAGCCTTCGCCGCCCGGCCGGGTCCGCTGTTCACGGCGTAATCGAAAACGGTGTAGTCGAGACCAGCCGGAAGCTGATCGCCGCAGATCGCGTTCCAGTAGTCCTTGCGGTAGATCGTCGCCAAGTCTGCTTGCGAGATGTTCTTGAGGTCCGCAACCGTGGCGCCCGGCTTCATCAGCGCCCGGTAGGTCGAGAGCGTGACGCCGGCCATGGTAGCCCCGCCGGGATCGAGCCGATCATCAACGAAGCCAGCTTCATCCGCGAGCACGAGCGAAAGCGCCCGCCCAAAGGTAGCGTCCATGGATGGTCTCCGATGTGGTCAGGAGCGGATGACAGCCGCGACGAGCAGGATCATATCCGCCACAAACTTAGCTGCATCACCCGAAAGAGAGGGATAACGGGCCTGCGCGGCGGCTATCAGCCCAGCGTCATCGTTGTTCTGGATGGCAGTGATGAGGGCCTGACGCCGAGCATTCAGCCGAAGGGTCGCTACGCGCTGCTGATCTGCAGTGATCGGTGCTTGCGCGATGGTCCATGCTGCGTTGTCAGCGTCCGCAGCGGTTTCCTCGTCGGCCGTGTATGGAACGACGGTCTGACCTCCAGTGTTAAAGTCACAGACCAGGCGGGAACGTGTCATCTGTCAGTACTCCAGAAGGACGCCGAAGGAGCCGATGGCGCGGAAAGCGTCTGTGCCGTTGACCATCGTGAACCGCAGTCGATCCACAGCGGCCGCCAGCGTCTTCGTGCCGTCGCTTGTCGCGGTGTTGACGCCATTTGAGCTATCCCCAAGAGACCCCGATTGAACCCATGTCGTGCCGCCGATAAGGGTCATGAAGGCATGTCCCATGCGGACCAGGGAACTGGTCTCAGTAGATGTCTGCACAAAACCAGCGGTGGAGGTTGAACCTGCGCCGGCCTGCGAAAATGAGCTCGTATAGCCGCTCGTCTCGACGGAGCCGGACGACCCGAGCTGGATCATGATGTTCGACGTGCCATTGGTCCCGATCCCGTTCATCATCGCCGTGATGCGTTTGATGAGGTTGGCGGTAGTTGGGAATATGAAGTCGATTGACGTGACAGCCGAGCCCGAAACAGCGGCCGAGAGGTAAATGCCAGTGACTTTGGCATCCCAGCTTGCGGCCGTTGTGCCGGTAATCAAAACGCAAGTAAAAATCACCGCCTGACCGGGACCAACTACCAGAATCGTGTTCGCGCCCGACGACTGAACCGTGACATTGCCAGTCGAGTTGTTGACGATACGGAAGCTTCGACCAACTGCCAGGGTCGAAGTCACCGGCAATACGACTGTCTGCGTGGTAGTGCCGGTGAAGACCTGCGTATAGTTGTCGGTGGCGGTCAGCGTTGTCGTACCGGCTGCGGTGGCCGTGGTGCTACCGCCGCCCAGAAACACCAGATCGCTCGGCGTGACGGCTTTCGAGCTATTCGAGAGCGTTGCAGCTTCGGTTGTCGTTGCGAGCTGGACAATGCCGGCGGCTGATGTGGTGGCGGCGGCGACAGGAGCCGAGCCAAGCAGAATCCACGCTCCGGCAGCGCTATTGGCCGTTGCGTCATAGGCCACGTCAACGCGGAATTTCGCGCCGGGGATGTCGCCGGCCACGAGCGCAACGTCCGTGCCCCCGCTGATCTTGCGCAGGGCCTTTGCGCCCAAGCTGTCGAGATTGAGCGTGACTGCCGTGGTGTTCGCCGCGGAAGCAACAAACTGCATCCGCATGCCGGTCTTCAGCGCACCGTAGATCGTGGACGTGGTGACGGTGATCGCGTCCCCTGTCCCGGCTACGGTGTTGACGCCACCGATGTCCTGCCACCACTTGGCGAGGAATGAGCCAGCCGTGCGGAAACTGTCGTCCGCAGTCGAAATCAGCCCGGTTCCAAGGATGGAAATGCCGGCGAAGTCCGAATTGTTCGCCGCGACGACATCCAGCTCCGAAACGTTGTTATGCGTGGTCAAGTTTGGCCTCCACAATCTTGAGGCGAGCATCGAGCGAGCGCACCAGTTCGATCAGTTCAATGCGGTCGGCCTTTGCCTTCTCGATGCGGGACATGAGTTCTGCCCGAGACGCCGCTTCCAATGGGTCGCGTTCGGCTTTGATGCGGGCGATCAGATCGGCCTGCTCCTGATCGACAAGCGCTTGAATGTCAGGAGACGGGCCGCCGGGCTGACCGGCGACATCCAAAATTTCATCTGGCATGGGAAGTCCTCGATTAGACGCCGAACGAGCCGCGTTGCGAACTGCCGGCGAGCGCTGCCCGCAGATCATTGGCAACCACGGGCGCCGGGGTATTGGGCGTGACGTTGACGCCGCGGGCTTGCAGGAACGTTGTTCCGGGCGCACCAGCCGGTGGAGGGGGTGGCGGCGGGGGCGCAACAAGAGCGGGACGAGCGGCCGCCGTTGCAGCAGGAACGGCAATGCGGCGCGCAACAGTGATATATTGCGGCGGGGGCGCCAGCAGGATGCGCTCCATGCCACTCAGATTGCTTCCGAGATTGGAGAAACTGCCGATGCCGGCACCAATGTCATCCGCCTTCTGGGCCGCGATATAGGCCTCGTAAGCCGGGTTTTTCTCCGTCATCTGCTGAATAGTGTAGGCGGTCGTCGGCGCTTTGTAGCTGGTCGCGCTGTTGATGGCCGTCAGTGCCGGAGACGAGCCGGGAAGCGCGTAGGCGTCCGCCTCATTGGGCAGGAGCGAGCCCGTGCCCTGGTTTGCTCCACCGCTGCCGATCGAGGCGACCTGCGGAGCCGAGAGCCCGTCACCGCTCCCAATGGCCGCAGACGACGGTTGCAGCCGCCGCACGTCGTTCTCGGCGGTCGGCGGCGAGATCAAGGGCGGCCCGAAGATCGAGTTGACCGCATTGCCCCACGACTGCCCGTTGGCGAGCGACGAGACGAACGGCAAGTCCTGCTGCACTGACTGCGGCACGACGCCGGGAGGCAGCGCGACGTTTCCGGCCTCGGGATTGGCCGTTTTGAGCCAGCCGCCATTTTGCTGAGCCGCGGCTCGGGCCGCATAGTTCTGAAGATCCGACAGGAAGGAGTCGGACGGTGAATTCAGTTGTTCCGAGGCAGGATCGCGGGTTGCGTCACTAACGACGTTCGGAGCAGCATCCGCGACCAATCGCGTGTCGTCCCGCGCGGGTGCGGGAGTGAGCAATCCTTGCCAAGAAGCGGCATTCGAGGCGCGCTGAGAGGCAAGAGACTGGACCGCGGCCTGCAACTGCTGCTGACTGCTCTCCGGGTTCCCCGTCAGCGAGTCGATCGGAACCGTCTGGACCGCACGCGAGGTCAGGCCAGAGCCGTTAGAATAGCCAGGCGTGTTGAAGTTGCTCGTTGCCTCAGGCGGTCCATTGATCGCCGCATCCATAAGCGCCGGCAAGCCGGGGAAAAGCGTCCCCGAAGCGCCTGCCGCGTTGCCGTCGAACGCCTCGCCACTCGCCAGCAGCGGATCGAGCTGCGCCATAGGAGGCGGCAATAGCGAGCCAACATCGCTCGGCAGCCTCGGACGGGCAATCGGCAGCGGCATAGTCGAGGACTTCGGCTGATCCGCGTAGGCCATTTCCTGCGCCTGCTGCTGAAGCGCCGGAATGGGAACAATGCGGTTGATTTCGTCCGCGGCGGTTGCTGCCTGCGGCTGCGCGTTGCCCTTGTAAAAGAGGTTTCCGCCGATCTGGACTGTGCCATGCGGCGCCTGCCAGCCCGGATTGATGTAGGCCGCGTGGTAGTAGAGCCCGCCATTGGTCGGATCGGCCGTCGAGCCGTTTTGCACGCCGTCCCAGATTTGCCGGGCCTGCTCCAGAAGCTTCGGATCGTCCAACTGCTTGGCAATTGCAGGGCCAGGATGGTTGAAGCCCTCGAACTGCGAGCCGTTGCCTTGCGACACGACCTGGTACGGCGTCATGTGCCAGGCAACGGAGCGGTTGTTGATGACGTTCGCCACCGCCGCCATGCCGTCAGGGTTGCCCCCGGCTTCGGCAATGATCGTTCGCAGGACATCGCGCTCAGACATAGAAAACCACGGCGTTGCCTCGCGAGCGGGAGAGTCCTAGTTTGCCCCGGTCTTGGGAGGGACAAATGAGGGCTTTAGTTTCAGCGATATTGTGCGCCGGCCTGCTAAGCGGCTGCGCGTCATTGATGTTCGAAGAGCACGACCCGAAGGTACTTTTGGCTCAGGATCAGGCCGCTTGTGACGGCTATGGGTTTAGGCGCGGCACGGACGCCTACGCTCAGTGCATGCAACTGCGCGACGAAGGGCGCCAAGCTCACGACGATGCGGCGAGAGCGCGGGTTTCTGCCGGTTTGCGCCAATTGGGAGCCGACATGACCGCCCAATCGATCGCCAACCGCCCCACGACCTGCAACACGGTTGGAATGGCGAACGTGGCCGGATACGGGACAGTCACCGGGACTTCGACAACGACCTGCTATTGAGCTGCGCCCGCCTCGGCACTATGTTCCCCGCCGATGCAAGATACGCAAACTGATGCCCCGAAGCCCCGTTTGGACCGTTTCACTCCAACGGTCGTTTTGACCGCCTCTGTCGTCATTTTCATCGTTCTACTGACACTTCTCGGCAGCTTTTCAGCTACGCCAGCGACGAGCGGGTTGACGATCCTCGTGTGCTTCGGCGCACTTCCGGGTATTGGAGTCGGATACGCCATCCACGGCCTGATTCATCCTCGCCCGGTGAAACCCGCCGATCCCAACGATACGTGGCGCAGATGGCTTCCTAGGCTAATTGCTGGAGCCGCTATGGGCTTGGCTCTCTATTGGGTTCGCACGCACCACTAATAAGCCGGCGCGGGTTGCGCGCCGCCATTGACTAGGATTTGGAGAGGCACCTTCGGGGCGCTTGCCGCGCCTGAGCGCAAAAGCGAGCCTAGACCGGCCTGAATTGCCTTGATGGCAGTCGAATGCTGCGGATTAAGCGTGGCACCGAGAATGGTCCGGTTAATCGCCTTCGGATCGTTGCTGGCGAGAATGTCGGCCACGTGCGCCATGACCTTTTGGTCAACGGCTTTGCCCAAAGCGCGCGCTCCAAGCCTCCCGGCCATCATCAAGCCGGCACCTGTCGCGATGTCGCGGGGATCCCAGCCGCCCAGTAGGCCGCCGCTTATGCCGCCAATCGCGCCCATGGCGGCAAGCTGCTTGGCGGTCGAGGAATTGCCCTGAACCGCCTGTTTCGTCTGCTGCATGATGTCTTCGACGCGGGTGAAATTCTCAAGCTGCCCCGCGGCGTTCTTGCCCAGTGCCAATTCGACCTGAGCGCGGGACGCCGGGGAGCCGAACACCTGATTGATGACGTTCACGCGGTCAGGCGCGGCGTTGATCTTGTCGATGAGCGACGAAGCATAGCCGACGCCGAAGGCTTTCTGCTCGGCCGGAGTGAATTTGGCATAGGCCGCCTTTGCCTCAGGGATGCCCATAGGCTGGCCGACGAACTTCCGACCAGCATCCAATGCATCTTCGGCGCCGAAGGCCGCGGCAGCCCCCCTGCGGGCCGTGGCGAAGCTCGGCACGGTGCTATCGAGCGACCCTAGCAGTTGAGTCCGCATGTCGCCCAACTGGCTCCCAAGCAGATTGTCGCCGGCTTTGTAGGCCTGTTGCGAGTTCGTGCGCAGGTTGCGCTGCACGATGTCCCAGAACTGAAGGCTCGGAAGCGCCGTCGAGCCGTTCGGGTTCTTCCGAAGCCCGATATTGCCATGGGCGTCGAATGTGAACGGGCTTTTGACCGCCTTCTGGCCGCTCGTTGCTGCATCATTGGCCGCCGTCCGCTCGGCCCCCTTCACCGCAGTGATAAAATCGGGCGACTGGAACAGTTGCTTGATTTCAGGTGTCCAAACGACACTGGCCGCGGGGTCGTTATAGGCCCGAGTGTAGGCGGCATCGTTTGATTTGCGAGCGCCGGCCTGGATGGCGTCTTGCAACGCCAGATCGTCGGTCGTGCCGCCCGTGATCCGCTTCACGAAGGCAACGGCGCGGTTGTTCTGGGTCAGGAAGCGGTCCTGTGTGAGGTCTTTCAACTGCTCGCCGGCTGCTGGATCGGAGTTACCCGCTGTCCGGGCCAACGTGCGAACACCGCCGCCGAACCGGTCGGCGTTGATGATCGGCTGATTGTTGACCGCGGCGGCATTCTCGTCTGCTGGCGTCATGGCCTTACCGGCCTGCACGTCTTTTGCGGCCGCACCGGAAACCATCTTCTGGGCCGCGGTCTCGGGATTGGTCAGTGCGTCTACGACAGGCGCAACACGCTTGGTGATTGCCGAGGCGCCGCGGGAAAGCAATTCACCCGCTCCGGGCACAATAGCGCCAAGGCCGCCACTGATAGCCGCGTCCTTCGCGGCGTCCGCGGGAGACGCGCCGCGGACCAGGGCGTCCGCCCCGGACAAACCGGCGCTCGTTGCGCCCGAAAGCAGCGTGCGCGTCAGCAGCGGCATCGCCGCATCCATTCCTAGCACTTTCGCCACGGCCGGGATCGCGCCGCCGACCATGAAGGGAGCGACTTCGCCCGTCACGGTGCCCACAGTCGAAGCGACAGGGTTGCGCTCGGCTTGCGCTTCGTCGGACGCATGCACGTCCTGCTGCGTCTGCGCCTTATAGGTCGGGTCATAGGCCGGACTGGCCTTGTTGCCATAGACGGCGTTCTGAACCGCGGCTTTGACGTTCTCAGCGCCCTCCAAAATCTTGTTGCCGAACGGCAGAGCGTCGAGGCCGCGCGTAAAGCCCGCGCTGAGTTGATCGCCAATCGACTCCGGGGGCGCCGCGGGAGGCGCCGACGACTGGGCAGCGTTCGTCGGCGGGAACTTCTTCTGGATGGCCGCCTTCATCACGTCGGGCGCAGTCCCATCGGGGAACTGCGCTACCGACCCATCCGGCAGTTTGACGCTGATCATTCGAGTTCGCCGGTGGCCGGATTGTAGGTATAAGTCTTAGCGCCCCCAAAATTGGATGGCGCGCCTGTGATGCTCGATTTGAGATTGCTGCTGATCTCCGCAGGCGCATCGAGCGCAGCCTTCATTTCGTTCTTCATCTGCGCGATCACGGCGGCATAGGCTTCAGGGCTTTGCGCGGTGTTCAACATCTGCTCGGCATGTTGACGCATAGCATCCGTTGGGGCACCGAGCGGCGACACGGCGCGGGCATAGGCATTCACGAGAGACGTGGTGGCCGTGACGAAAGCCGCCATTTCAGGCGAGCTCGTATTTGTCCGAACGGCATTCACAGCCGCATTCCACGGCACAAACGAAGAGCGCGGCACTTTTGCCGATGCCTCAAGAGCAATATCGGCCATCTGATTGGCCTCGCTCGACGCCATGCCGACCTGCGCAGCGCGGGTTCCGGCGGCACGCTGCGCTGCAACATTGCCGCCATAGGCTGAAATCTCCGCAGCAAGGCCCTTGCCGTCCATCCCCATGGCGTTCGCCTTCTCGGCAACGGCATTGGCAATCTGGGCGCGCATCGTGGCGTTGCGGGCGTAGCCAGTGATGGCCGATTTGTCGCCTGCGAGGTACTGCGAGGAAATCAGGTCCAGCGCTTCGGGCGTGAGCGATTGTGCGCTAGCCGGATCGGCAGGGCCGCCGGGGATCGGCTCGAGACTCTGGCCGTCTTTGGTGTAGCGATAGCCACTCGGGGCACCGGACGCGGCTGTCGCCCTATCAGGCGCGGTGAACACCGGCTGGTTGTCGGCTCCGAGTACCGTCTGGCCCGGCGAGACGACCTGCTCGCCATAACCGGGAGCAGAGCGCTTGAATGCCTCGGTGAGGGCCGCTGCGCCATCCCCAGCCTGCGCGATCGGCACGAGATCGGCAAAGGCAGGGTTCGATTGCAGGTACTTGACCGTGGCGTTGATCTGGTCCTGTCGCTGCTGTTCGGCTTTCTGAGCCGTGGCATAGGCATCATCGGCCTGCGTGCCTTTCTCAAGCCCTTGCGTGCCGAGCGCGATGCCCTGCGAGAGGGTCGGGCCTGAGGCGAGGCCGGCCCCGAAATCCATCAGCGCGCCGCGGTGAGCGGCGAGGAATTCGGTCAGGCCGTTGTTGATGCCGAGCGAACTGAGAATGCCCATTTATGCGAACGCTCCCAATGCACCGATGCCGAGGCCGAGGGCGCTCTGCCACCAGGGCGTCTGCGCCGGAGCCGGCGAGGTCGTTGTGCTCGTGGTGCCTGCGCTCTGACCTGCTCCATTGAGGATGGAACTGATCTTAGCCAGCCAATCGGTCGTATTGTTGGCCTGTCGCTGCTGAAGGTCGGCGTTGCCCTGCAAGATGCCTTGGTTGTTCGCGTCCTGAGCGGAACCGACACCCGCCGCAATCGAGGACGGAAGCAAGCTCGACTGGAACGCAGCGGGAAGTGCCGAGGCCGCGGAAAGTTGAAATGCGCGGTCGTTCTGCAGCTGGTTCTGGTCCATGGCTCCAAGGGCATTCGCGACCCCCTCGCCGGCCGCCTGCACATTGGACCCGCCACCGAGACGCCCGGAGTTGTTGAATACGGCATTGACGCTCTTCAGCGCATCATCGCCGGCTTTGGCGCGCAGAGCGGCGTATTCAGGATCATTCGTGCCGTAGTCCCCGCCCCCGGCCGCCGTACCGAGGCTGTTGATCGTGTTGTTGATCGCCGTCGAATAGGAGGGATTTGACGCCGCGGTGAGCGCGCTCTGCCATGCCCCGGTCGTGGTCGATCCGGCGGGGCTATAGAGCGACGATCCGAAGGTTGCAGGCGCGCCGGCGTCAACCGCGGTGTTGACCTGCCCCAGAACCTTGTCGAGCGTGGCCTTGACCTGCGGATCGGACGAGCCGGTCGTTTGCACAACCTGCTGTGTGGCCGGCTGGTCGTTCATGCGAGCACCTTCTTCAGTCTGTTCGGCACATCGTCAGCCGGTTGATAGTCGGGAAAGACGCGCGACCAATCCCGGCCGCCGATGAAGTTCTCTGCGCAACCCGCGGCCTTCAGCATGGCCTCGAATTCCGCCAGAATGCTGCGGATCATTGCGAGCCACGCCTTGGGCCTCAATGTCGATTTGCCGGCGATATAGGAGGTAAAGCACTTCATTGTGCCGTCCTCCTTGAACACCTCGAAAACGATGTAGCCGGAACCCGCGCCTTCGACCGTCACTTCGAGACAGGCGCATTGCCCGCTTATCAGCTTGTCGAAGACCTGCTGAATTGTCGTTCCAGCAGGATTGTGGCGCATTCCCGGCGCCAACATGGTCCCGATGCGCCACCAGTCGAGCGCGATTTCTTCCTTACTGAGCGAGCGGAACACTCAGCGACTCTGCGCCTGCGGCGTCCACGCGGTTGCCGCGACCTGTTTGCCAATATAGAGGCCTGTCACGAGCACATTATTCGCCGCCGAGACCGTCACCCGGAGCTGATGGCCGGTCGGAATGACAATCCCGTCATCGAACAGCACGCTTTGGAGCGCGGTGAGCGCCTTGGCTTTCCACGTGAAACCACCGCTGCCGAGGTAGTAAGAAACCGCGTTCCCAACGTCGTAGATTTCGACGGTCAGGTTCGGCGTGCCGCCAGAATACTCGTTGCAGCGAAACCAGACGACGTTGAACTGTCCGTTCCCCTGCCCCAGCACGATCGGCGTTGCAGTCGTGGCCGAGATGTTCTGCTTGATGAAGTTGGCCGAGCCGCCGGGAAAGGTGAATGGGCTGGTCATTTCGGACCGCCCAACGGCACGATGCGCCGACGCCCATTTGGCAGTTTGATGATCCCGTTGGCGTTCAGGATTTTCTCGATCCCGTTGGCATAGGTGTAGGAATCACCGGCCGGGATCAGCAGCCGCATCTGGTAGTAGAGGCCCTGCGCTTCGATGGGTACGCGCCCGCCGTCCACTTTCGAGGCTGGCCCCTGGAATACAATGTCGTCGTCCAGCTCATCCTTGACGCCGATGTCGAGCGTCATGCCCGAGGAATCGGAGGTCGGCGTGGCCCACAGGAACTTCATTCGCACGGGCGCCATCGCAACGCCGGTTGTCAGCGTCCCCGCAAGGCAAGGACCGGTGCGGAAGGCGAATTTGTAGTTCGCGTCCAGCCCGCCAAACAGCGGCGCCGCGCCTGACCAGAACAGGTCGTCATAGGTCAGCGTTTGACTGTCGTAAGTCCCTGTTGCCGCGTCATAGCTGACAGCCACCGTCGCCATGCGGGTCAGATAGCTCGACTCCTCGGTGATCGTGAACCAACGGCCGATTTCCCATTCGTAGCCGATCCCCACTTCGCTGACCGTCGTGGAGCTATCTACCGAGCGCTTATAGCGCCACAACACCACGCGCCTGATCGGATCGACGGCCGCCTGCACCAGCCCGAAGTTCGCCTGATCGACCATTTTGAGGAATGTCTGGTCAACCTCGTTCGCGCCGATGAACTTGAGCCCGTTGGTCAGATCGAAGCGCCAGAAACCATCCGTCGCGAGGCCGAAAACGAGACCGTCGAATGAGACACACGACTTTGCCGCAACCGCGCCGCGGCCGTTCGAAATCTTCTGGAGCGAGAACTGCGCGCCGCCAGGGGCATTACCGAACTGCATCAGCACGAAAGCGCGCTGCTGCACCAAAAGAGCGTTGTTCTGCTTCAGATCGAAGCCGCAGAGCAGGTTTTCGCCGTCCGCAAGCTCCTGATAGTCGGCGCCGTCCGTCGTCCAGTTCGTCTGGTCATTGAACCCCGACGTTTTGATGAGTCGGGCATCTCGATTGCCGTTCGCATCCTTGCAGTTGAGCGCAATGACGAAGTTGGCGCAGGTAAAGACGTAAGCCGGATCGCCGGCTCCGGAAATGTAGGTCGGCGCGCCGCCGGCTTCGACATTGTAGGAGTGCAGCCCGTCAGCCGTGTTCGTGAAGAGCAGATAGTTGCCGAAGTGCAGGCCGGACCAGTCATAGCCGGTTGGGCAGGCGTAGCCCGTGGCAATTGCGCTCGTCCATGTATAGTCCGCGTTGAGCTGGTAGAGCGAGTCCGCGGTGAGCGCGAACGCTTCCCATTGGCCGGCGTTGAGAACAATCGAGAACACACCACGCGGAGCGCCCGGAAGAGCAGTAGCGGTACTCGGCACAAACAGCGACGGATACGGCCCATAGCCGTCCGGCGTCGGAATGCAGCCGTCCGCCACCATCATCGGCGCCGCGAGTTCGCCCCGGTCCGGCTGAAGCGCTCCGAACGCACCCATTTAGAATTCCGTCGCCGTCACGAAGCCGGTACGCAGCTTGTCCACCGTCGCATCCGTGAGCGCCTTAAGGGCAAGCTGTTCGGCCTGCTGCATGGTCGAGGCCGCAACGTAGTCTTCCCAGCGGTGGGCGTAGAGTTCGCCCTTCGCCCGCGACATGATAAGGTTGTAACCCTCAGTCATCCACGGATTGTCGGCTTCATCGTCAGAGGCAGGCCCGGCGAGGATGATGTGCCCTGCCAACCGCGCCGGGTAGATCGCGTCAAACTGCCAGTCGAAGCGGATCGCGCGGTTGATATAGGCGAAGCGCGAGGGCTGGCCCGTCGTCAACTGGTTGTCCGCGTCGTATTCCATGTCGTCGTAGGCAACCATGTCCATTTCGCGGACATCGGCACTGCCGAACGTCACCCAGCAGCCATCTATCCGGTCGAATTCAGCGTCAATGTCGCCTGAGGTGGTCGCTGTGTTGAAGCTGTAGGTGTCCTGACCGACAACCGTGCTGAAAGTCACGTCGCGCGTTTCGTTGAACCAGAACGAGCGCTTCTGATAGAACTTGATTCCGCGATAAATGGCGCGGCGCATGGCATCGACCTGCGCCGTCGCCGTACGCCCGGTATCGGACTGCATTTCGGCAAGCATGCCGGTGAGTGTATAGACGGTCGGATCACCGCTCACTTCGGCCTCGCCTTGCAGGACTTTTCGTGAAGGAACACGCCCTGTTTCACGGCCTTACCGCAGTAGCGGCAGTGGCCTTTGACCTTGGGCGGCTCAATAGGGACTGGACGCGCGACGGTCGGCAGGAGTCCAAGCGTCTGCGCGTCCAGAATGAACGACAAAGCGTCGTCCAATGTCTTAGCTCGCGACGAGCGGCAGCGTGTACCACTGCGTGGCGGAGGTCGCGAACAAGAGCAGCGGCATCAGGCCAGTCGTCATCGACAAAGCGCCGTTGGACGAGATGGCATTGATCGTTGCAGCCGCGTCCGGCCACACCTTCAGCACGCCAGAAGTCGTGCCCTTGATGAGGCAGATCGTGCCGGGCGTCGGGGTCGGGGGAAGTTTGACGCCTACAGTGCCGTTGGCACCACTGACAACAGTGATGCCGGGATAGATTTGCGTGGCGTCGGCCAGGGTTGAGCCAGCCGCCGCAACGCCGGTGTTGACGGGCCAAGCAAAAACCGCGTTCGCGTCGCTGTTGAGCACGGTGAGACCGCCAAACTGGACGTTCTCATTCTTGGACGCGCTCTGAGTGCCAGTAGCAGCCATTTATATTTCTCCTTCCGGCTCGAACCGGACCTGTTTGAGAGATGCGTTGTGCTGAACGCATCCGTCGAAGTGGACGAGTTCAATGCGGGGATCGACAAAGGTTCTGGCACCGACTTCTCTTGCCTTGGCGCAAAAGTAGAAGTCCTCTCCACGCAAAATCTGCATTGGGCCGACATAGCCCATGGCGAGCAGATCAGCCCGCGCCGCCTCGGGAGCCGGGATGAAGTCGTACCAGAAGTAGTTTCGGTAGAAGCGGAGGTGATCGCCGTTGGTCAGTTTCGCGTTCGGCAAGTAGAGCTGCGCGATGCCGCTCTCGGCCAAACGATCGAACACGCTGCGGTCGATGCAAACGAAGGCCGTAGCCACGCTCTTGACCTCCCACAGTCCCGTTTCCGGGTCCGCGGCAGGCGGGATATGATCCCACTGAACGACAAGCTCAGCCGGATCATTCCAGTTCGGGTTGCGCTTCTGGTGGACGCCAGCAACGATCTCAACCGGCGCCAGGAGCATGTTGAGAACGTCTGGAACGCAGTTTTCCCATGCGATGTCTGAATCCACGAACCATATCTTGTCGCACTTTGCGGCAAGACTCATGGCGACACACCAGTTGCGCACGTCTGGCAGGACGGGAGAACCCCGCCCCGTCAGAAGCATGATCTCCACTCCCTTATCCGCTGCCAAACGCATGGTTTTGACGACGCTCGACATCAGCGCGTCGTGGACGCGCCCGTCATAACAGGGAATGCAGAGGGCAATCTTCATTACTGATCGTTGCCCGGAACGTACTTGATGATCACCGTGCCGGCGCCCTGCGTAGCCGCAGTGCCGGTCTGAGTGAACTTGGTCCAGACCAAGGCGTCACCGGAGAGCTTGCCCAGAGCCGCCGAGGTGGGCTTGATGTTCTGGGTCAGGCCGGCAGTCGTCTCATCCACGTCGCCCGAGGCCACGATATTGGTGGCGGTCGTGCCGTTCGTTCCAACGGTCAGAACATTGGTCGTCTGAGCGTTGAAAGTCGTGGTGATGAGCACGTCTGTCCCGATGATGATCGCACCGCTCGGAAGCGTGGTTTTCGACACGCCGGTTGCGATGCCGGAGTCCGAATAGGTGACATCGAAGCGCAGGTACTGAATCTGCTGCTCGTACTGATAGCGGGCAGTGCTGCCAGCCGTGTTGGTAGCCATTTCGCTCGCTCCTTAGTTGGTGTGCTTGGCAGCGTAGGAGCTGACAACCACAGTGTTGGCGTCGGTCGAGGCGTACTGAATCTTCTTCATGCCCCAGATGGTCATCACGGAGACTTCCATCTTGCGCTTGTGGTCGAACAGTTCCTCGTTCCAGTTGAAGTCGGTGTCCGACATGTCCTGCCCAAAGGCGATGGCGCATGCCTGACCGCCGACGAGCACCGCACGGCGAACCGTGCTGATCGCAGCGCCCGTGGACGAGTTCACGCCCTGCGTCACGTGCGGAGACTTCCGCAGAATGACGTTATTGTACTCGCCGATCGCGTCGGTATAGAGCGGGTTGTTGCTGATCTTGCCGCCCTGCATCGCCGCCTTCTGGATGTCGAACCACTGCGCGGTCGAGGTATTCGTGCGCAGGTCCGTCACCTGGTAGGGATGAAGGAACATCACGTATTTGAGGCCGGCGATGTCGTTGCCGCCCTCCATGCCGGTGACGTTGATCGGATGGACCGGCGAGGACGCCGATTCCGCGAGTTCACGGGCGTAATCGACATAGCGCAGGTCGAACGTGTCGGCCGACGTGATCGCCTCATCGGCGGTCGAGGTCGTCGGGCCGGCAACGCGGGTGATAATGCGGCGCGTCGAGGTCGGCGCGATGATCGCATTGTTACCCGCATAGCGCAGGTCGGTTACGGGGGTGTAGCCGCAAACGTGGTTGAAGAACGTCACGGAGAGACGTTCGCCCCAGATGGTCTTGAGGCCACGGCGCGCGGCAGAGCGCAGATCAAGGAGCGTGCGCTGTGCATCGATCGAGCGGCCCTTGTTGGGGATGCCCACGTTGAACAGCAGCTCGTTGATGAGGATGGCGTCCGAGTAGAGCGAAAGGCTTTCGCCATTGCCCTGCGCGACCTGATTTTCAGTCACGCCGTCCTGGGTCAGCTTTTTCATCAGCTGATACGTCACCTGATCGCCGGCACCCTTGGAGGTTTCGGACTTGATCTGGATGATGTCGTTGTCGCTCTCCCCGATGAGGGGCGAGATGTCGGTCTTGTAAACGATGTCGTAAGCGAGGCGCTTGGCCCACAGCTTAACGGCAAGGGCGTCGTTCACGCCAATCAGAGTGGTGGCCACGGAATGGCTCCTTGCTGGGGTTAGAACAGGATTTTGGGAAGGTGCCTGCTTAACGCCGCAAGGCTCGGGCGAAGCGTCCGATAGCGGGGGACGCGGCCGAGATAGTCAGTGCGACTTTAACGATAGCCGCCATCGAAGGAGCCCGAAGGCTCAATGCACGTCTGACCTGAAATCAGGCCTTGGCAAAAAGCTCATCCATACCGGCATCGCCCAGGCTCTTTGCGAAAGCCGCAAATTCCTTGGGCGACATCTTGGCGAGGTCTTTTGCCGTAATCGAAGCGGGCGCGGCCGAACCGGGCAGATCGCCGATCGACATGTGCCGCTGCTGAGCCGCTTTGCGCTCGGCAATGGGCTTCTGGGCGGGCTGAGCAGCCGCAGCGGGTGCAGCAGCAGGATCAGCCGCCTGGGGCTGAAGCTGGATGCCACGCACCGCGGCGAAGTTCATCATGTATTCGGCCACGTTCTGACCACTCGCGACGGCGTGCCGGATATGGGCGCGCTCCATCTTGGTCATTTCCTTGCCGACGAAATCCTTCTGGGCCGGCGTCATCTGTGCCGAATTGGCTGGAATGCCGTTGTTGAAGCAGATTTCACGGGCGATGGATTCGAGCAGCGCGTTATAAGTCTTCTCGACGGCCGGATTTGAGGCTTTCGCCTCATTGAACTGCGGGCCAGCGACATTTAGCGCCTGCTGGAATTCTGCTGCCTCGCGCTCTTCCGCCTGGCGCGCTTCCGTCTGCGCTTTGGTTTCGTTCTCGATGCGGGTCAGGCGGTCGTTCACATCGCCCACGAAGCCGAGCGGGTCGGTATCGAGCGCGGGCTTGGCCGGGGGCGCGGGTTCGTCTTTCTTGGCCTCGCGAGCCTCTCGCTTTTGCAGCGTATCGAGCAGCACTTGCAGCCGCTCTTCGGTCTGCCGACGCAACGCGCGCTCTTCCTGCAAAGCGCGGTTATCGACAAAGCCCGGAGGCGGCTTGGCCGGATTGGCAGGAGCGGCTTCAGCCCCGGGGGCGGCGTCCTTGGGCTTGGCGACAAACTTGCCGGTTACAGGGTCTTTGGCGCGCGGCTCGGCGTCCGGCTTGGGAACGGCAAGTTGCGCCGGCGCTTCATCCCCGTCATCGTCGTGCGGAACATCGGCCTCGATCTCTGGTGCGGGACGAGACAGGATTTCCTGCTCTTCGGGCGTGATCTCGATGCCAAGGTCTTCTTCGGTCGGGCGCTTAGCCATCAGTCGAATTCTCCTGTTTCGTGCATAAGATCTTCGAGCTCGGCCGAGACGGCGCGCAGATGGTCGATTGCGTCGTCATAGGCCGGTTTGCCGCGGGCCCGCTCAACCGCTTCAGCGGCGAGCTGTGCCCTCGTTCGGGTTTCACGTTCACGCCGCAGGAGGTCATCCTTGCGAGCGCGATACTGTTGCGGCGTCATGCCGCCTGAGGTTGCGGCTGTTGCGCGGCAGCTTCAGCCTGCAACTGCGATTGGTTGCTCGCCTGCTGATCGGCCAATTGCGACTGGCCTGCCTGCTGAACCTGCTGCTGCTGAATCGCGTTGTCGTGCTGCATTCGCGCCATTGCCCGGTCATGGGCCATTTGGCGCATTTGCATGACGTGATCCGAAGCCATGCCGCTGAGCGAGAGCAAGCTTTCGATCTGGGCGTCGAGTTCGTCACTGTCGTTCTGCGACTTCGCCGTGATCTTGGCGACTTCAAGCTTGATGAGGCCGTTGAATAGCGTTTCGCGCCACTGCATGGCGGCTTCGACGTTGGTATCCTGCGTGTTCGCTGGCATACCGGCCTGCTGCGCCTTGGCTTGGTTCAGCATGGCCTCGGAGTTCGTCTTGTCCACATCCGCGGCGGCTTGACGAGCGGCGGTTGCCGCGGCCTGCTGCTTCATCGGATCGGGCGTCGAAGCCATCTTCTCAAGCTCCGCAACCACCGTCGCAGGCAGCGGCGAGTATTTGAGCGCCTTGAGGATGTATTCGGGCGGAATGACCTTGCCCACGAGCGGCATGAACGACGAGATGACGGCCCAAATCTGCTCTTTCTGGTTCGGGCTCGTCGGCGCGTCGTCCACGATAATGTCGTATTCGAGATCGGCCTGCTTGGTGAGCTTGACGTACTTTTCCTGATCCTTGCCGACAATGCGGATCAGCCGGCCGTCGCTCAGATCGTTCTGCAAATAGTAGAGCACGACGCGGCCCTGCTTTTCGCTGTAGAGCTTCATGCCGTCGAAGGCCCATTGCAGCATGTTGAGGCCAGCCTGCTTGCGCTGCGCCTCCAAACTCGCTGGCTGGTCGTTCTCACGCGTTCCGAGCAGTTCGAGGCTCACCCCGGCCACGTCGCGGATCGAGGAAATCGCGAATTCCGTCAGCTGCTGAAAGCCAGCCGGGAACGGCGCCATCGCTTTTTCTTTGATCGCGCTCATGCCGCCGTCTTCGAGCAGCGTGATCGCGTCGGGTTGCGCGTAGGTCTGTTCCGCCTGACGCGGATTGGCAAAGGCGCGCTTTTCAGCGAAGAGCCCGCCCTTCGCGTTGCTGTTCATGATGAACATCATCTGCGCCAGCCACTTGTTGGCCCAGCGCTGCGGGTCTTTCAATGTGCGGACGCCGCCGAACCACGTCCCGCGGTTGCGGTCGTACTTGCCCGTGACGCACTGGAACGAGAATTCATCGGGGCACGGTGCATCGCCATAGCTCAGCACGACATTGCCCAGGAACGCCTGCTTGATGACCTTTTTGCGGAACTTCACGCCGTCCATTTCGGACATGCCGAGCTGCTTCAGGCGCTTGTTGGCGGTGTTGTATTCGTCCTCGGTAAAGTGCGACTGCGGATATTCGCCGGTTTCCTCGTTCGGATCGCCAAGTGTGTCTTCCGCGAGATAGTGCGTTTCACGTGTAATGTACTGGCACTGGACGATAGTCACGTAGTTCTGCGGGCCGCCGGTCGAAACCACGGCCTCCTTGCGCTTAAGGTCCAGTTCGCTGTTGACGTTCGACCAGGTGGCGTTCAACTCGGCCTTGGTAAAGCCGGGGAACATCGCCTGCGCTTCCTCGAGCGGCACACGGCGAGCACGCCACACGCGGGTCATGTCGCCAAGATTGCGGCCTCGGGCGTCACGGTCCCATACCATTTCGAACGGGTCGATGTGATCTTCACGCGGCTGGCCGTCCGGGCGCTCGGTGTAATCGATGCGCGTTTCCGACCAGCCCATGCCGCAGACGTAGCAGTCCGAGAACACGGCGGAGCGCACATAGTCGCCCTTGGCCTCGTCATTGAACCACTGGCCTGCGGAGGTCAGGGTTTCGTTGGCGAGCACATCGCCCTCTTCGCGCGGGATGTAGCGCACCTCCCTGCGATTGCCGATCTCATAGCCAGTGACCGCGGCGACGATTGGCCCGATGCGATCGAAGGTGATGTTGGGGCGCCGCTTGTCCTTCAGCACCTTCAGTTCGTCGGCGCTGTACTGCCGGGCCGCTGCGAAATCGAAATCCTCGGCCGCGTCGTCGCGCCAGTCCTGCGCCTTGTCGCGGTCCATGCGATACCAGTTGCGCAACTTCTGCGGCACATCATCGTGCGGCTTGAGGTTGCCCACTTCGACCGCATCGGATGCTGGCTCGGCAAGGGACTTTTTGGCGTAGGCCATCTATTTGCCACCCGTCACTGCGTCATCCAGCTTTCTTCGCTCTCGCGCTCATAGAAGCGCTGGCGGTGGGCATCGTTCGAATAGTCCTTGACCGGCGGCGCCGGCACATGACCGGACTCGGCAAACGTGCGATACGCATCCGCGCCGTTCGACTCCGGGCCGTGGTAGGGATGGTCACGCCACACACCCCGGCGATCATCGAATTCCTTGCGGTAGCGCTTGAGCCGCGTCAGGCCGAGCTTGCAGCCTTCGGCATCCCACTGAACCTGCGAGAACCGCCGCCGTGCGACCTGCACGCTTTCCCAGATCGCCGCGGCACGTTCCACAATGGCCGGATTGAACCCCAGCCTGCCCATGACGCCCAAGGTGCCTTCCGGCAGCCACAGAAGCTCTCTGTCGCCGTCGTGCGGCATGTAGTGCTTGCCGAAGGTCGCGCCGCGGTCGAGCGCCCATTCCTTGAGCTTGCGCAGGATGGAGTCGATCGTTTCGCCTTCGAACTCGAAATAACCAACCATGCGCGGCTGGCCTTGAATATCCTGCTCAAGCCAGATCGCCGTGGCGTTGCCATGCGAGCGACCTAGATCCCAGAACGTATTGACGGGATAGCGCGCGTCGAGCGGGAAATGCCCGATGCGGTCGTGTTTGTAGGCCGCGGCCAGATCGTCCGCGAAGATAGCGCCCTCCAGCGCCTGCGCGAATGCTTCCTGCGGCGTCGAGGGATATTCCCTCTTCATGTTGCCGCCCTGCTCGCGCTCTTCGGTCACGTACCAGTTTTTCTGGCCTTGCGTGAACCCGCTGAAGTGCTCTGCGAGGAACGGAATGTCCCTGATTTCGTGGCTGACGCGCTCGAAATAGGCTTCGTCGTCGGGACCAATTGGAATGTTGGTCCGTTCCATCTGGTATTCAGGCGCGCGCCACCAGGGGAAGAAGAAGAACTTGTAATCCTTGCGGGTCAGATCGACGCGCTGGTCCAGCATTTGCTGCGCGGTGCGGGACTTGTCGTAGAAGTCGCCGCCCTCGCCTTCGGCCGTGCTTTCGATGATAATCACGCCCTGCTCTGCCGCAGGAAATGCACCGGATTTGATTTCCTCGGCCTTGTCGGGGAACTGCGAGCAAATCTTGCCGTATTCGGAGATCAGCAGCCAATTGACCGTTGACGATCGAACCGACGTGCTGACGCGAAAGCTCGACTTGTTTGCCCACGTCATGGTGTCGGCGCTGTCCTGGCTCGCGGGCCGTGCGAGCTTCAGGGCGGGATCGAGATTGTCGTAGGGCATCCGCACCTTGTTGCGGAAGATCACCTTGGCGTCGTCCATCTTGTGGGCGATCACCGCGGCGTTGACGTTGGCCGTGAAAATGCAGTCATCGAGGTAGATCAGGCAGATCAGCGTCGTGAACCCGCGCTGGCGTGATTTGAGGATCACGTCGCGGCTATGGATGTTCGACAGGAATTCCTGCTGCTCGGGCCATGGGCGAAACGGGACCAGCTTCCCCTTCTTGTCCACGACCTTGTAGAGGTTGTTGAGCCGCCAGATCGGATCGAGGAACTGGTCGGGGTTTATCGTTGCTGGCATCAGTTCTCGCGGCGAAGATGGTCCTTCACCGTCCGCTTTGCCGATGCCCACGAAAGATCGAAGCGGTCGCTGATGTGACGCACGGCCGACAGGGTGTCGCCGGTTTCAGAAAAGACGGCATCTATGGCCGCAACCATTTCGTCAGTAACGACAGGTTTATGCCTCACGGCCCGCGGACGCTTGCGCCACGCCAAGATACCGGCGGAAAGCCGACCACTGTGCAGAGCAAAGTGGTCAGTCGCCTCGATTAGGATCAGGTTGGCCGGTTCATTGTTAGAATGGTTCCCGTCCACATGGTGGATGTGGAATCCGTCCGCCAGCTTATCGGCTAGCCATTGCCGAGAGCGCCAACTATGAGCCTTAAGCCAAGCTTCCTGATGTGCGTTCATGCTACTCGTCATCGTGAGCGAGCCGCTTGCCGCCAGTCGCCACACGCTCAAGCAGGCTCGCTAGATCAGGCGCCACAGCTACGGTTTGGTTCAGATCAAGCTTCTCGCCATACTTTTTGGGGCGAAGATGCGCGGCCATCCACTTGCGGGTATCGATACGCAGCTTTGCACGCGCAATCGCCTCGCCGTTGACCTGGGGGCTTTCATCGTCGCCGGCAAAGTGCTTGCGCTCTTCCCAATCGTTCGCGCTGTCGTCCGCGATTTCCAGCGTTTCATCGAAAAGCAGATCGGCTTGAGCCTCGCGCGCGTGGGCGTAGAGCTTCGCGAAATCCTCGTTTTCGCCCAGCCACTTGAAGACAGTCGTCATGCCGGGCATGTCATCTGCCTTGCAGATCGCCTTCAGGCTTATGGCCTCAGTGGCGATGCGCTCGCAAATCCTGACGCCAATTTCTGGGGTGTATTTCGTCCACTGCCGCGGCTTGGGCTTATTGGTAGAAGCCATGGGCGACGACGGTATTGTTGGTGCCACCTGTGCCGGACGCAGGGCACGTGACAACGATAGGGGTGTTGACCGCGGATGCGGGAAGCGGCGGCATGAAATCGACTACAAGCGGCAGATTGCCGACCAGCACGCCGGACGCGAAATTGTAGGTGTAGCTCAGCGTCCCGCCGAGAATGCCGGTCACGGTGACAGTGACGGGGAGCGCAGCCGTGGCGCCCGAGCCGGTGATCTCGAATCCCGAGATGTAAACCGTGGTGGTCGAAGTGCCGGTGAGAGTGGCAGCAGCAGAGGCGTTAGCCTTGTTGCCTGAGGCAGCGGTGAGTGGCGTGGAGTTGAGCGGGTAAATCTGGGAGGTCTGCGAGCCCGGTGTGCCGTCCGGGTTTACGGCGATGACCGCCTGGCTGACGTTCACGACGCCGGGAGGCGTATTCACAGTGGGTCCGGCCATAGGTCAGCCTCCAAATGCAAACGCGGCCGGAGATGGTATCTCCAGCCGCGCGACGTTTGATCGTGCGATAACGGACTGCTTCGGCTGATTTGTCAAGCGGCTCGTGCGGCTAGTCCATAGGAAGCCGCGATGGCGTCGAGCCCGATCCGCATGTCGGGGAATAGGTGCGGTAGATCGAGGTCGCTCAGCACCACGTAGTAGCAGGCAGCGTAGATAGTCGAGCCGCGATGGACAGCGTTGACCTTGCCCAGCAGCCGTTCGATGGCCTTCCATTGGGATTTGGCCTGATATGCCGCTTCCTCTGATACGTCGCGAGGGGAAGGCCCAGATGCTTCGCCAATGGCGACCGCGCGCGGAGGGCGTGGCGAGTCCACGGCCCGCTGGAACGACGCGTAGACATCCCGCAGGATATTGGCCGCGCTGATTTGCTCGACGGTCAGGCCGCCGGCCAAGTAGAGGCGGCCCACAACCGAGCCGGCGAGGTCAGTCCCAGTATCGGATACGGAAACGCCATGCACGCGACGGCGAGCATCACGCGCGACCTGCATGGTCCCCTGCTCTTCCAAGGTGCGCATGGCCTGCTTATCTGCCTTCCGGCGCGAAGGTTTACCGTTCGGCTCGCGCTTACCTGGTTTCCGTTTACGCCCCATGTGATCCCCCGATCCCGCTCTATCGTTTGCGCTTGGTGTGGATGTCGCTCATTCTGTCTCTCCGGTGTTGAGAGCGGCGCGGCGGTTCCATAGCTTTGCAGCGTCTTCGCGGACCAATTGACCGCACACCTCGGCTCCGCATTCCTCGTCGTTGCATACGGCATAGTATGCAGGGCGGCGCTGTCCGAGGACTTCGAAGATCGACGCTTTGCCGCCGCAAAACGGGCACGGCTTCAGTTCCACCATATCCCCGTCACTCATGGGTTTGGTCCTTTGGGACTCATGCCGCTTCGTCCTCATCACCGTAGGGGCGCAGCCGCTTGGCCTTCCCCGCGTTGCGCATTTCGTCAGTGACGACGGTCACGATCACGCCGTCCTTGACGAGCATCTTGACGCCCTTGACCGTGACTGCCGACGCGCCGGTTTTGAGGGCTGCGACGATGCTATCGCTCATCACTTCGGTGCGGATCGCCTCAATGTCCAGCCCGTACACGCGCTCGATGTAGCGCATAAGGGCGTGGTCGGAGATACGCGGCTCCGGCGATGGACGAAGGCGCCTCGCCAGCTCCGCGCGGATCAAGCCGAAGCGTGCTTGAAGGTCCGCCAATGCAGTCTGCGTCTCGCTCAGGAGGCTTTCGAGGCGAGCGCTTTCGGCCTGCAACTCGGTGACGTTCATCGAACTCGGGTTCGTCTCACTCACGGCTTTAGCCCTCCTGCATCTTGTTCGGCTCGAATGGCGTCTCGGATTTCGTCCTGGTAGATGTGGATGATCTGCGTTGCGGACGGTTTTGCGATAGTGCCGCGAAGCATGTTGATGTGGACGGCATTCGGGTCGCCAACGTCGATTTTTCGGACACCCAGGAGCTCCAGCTCAGCCCAAGCCGCCGAGTGCAACCGCCCTGCTGGCGGCGACAGAACTGCCTCAAGTGCGTTGCAGAATTCGAAGCGATTGGCCTTCCACGATCCCTCAGGGTCGAACTCAATCAGCACCGGCTCGCTCATCGGTCTATTCCTCTATCGGCTTGGCGTACTGGCGGGGAGGGTCGAGGATGGTCATGGGCTACGCCGTCGTGTGCGCGGAGATCGAGGCTAGCGCCTTCTCCACGGCCACCATGATGGTCTTCCCGTGGGTGACGACCTTGACGCCCTGCGCGTCCTTCTTCGGCTCAACCACGAGCCACGCTTCGATGATGGCGTCGTAGCGAAGGAACATGTTGGGCGGCAGCGAGGATGCAGCGTCCGCCAATTCCCATTCTGTGTCGTTGTCGATCATTTCACTTCACCTTGCGCCCTGGCGCGGTTGAGGTTGGTCATCATGAAAAGCTCTGCAACTTTGCCGTGAGCAGCTTGAGCTGTTCTAGCCGGCGAGCACGGGTTTCCGGATCAAGTTCAACCACGTTGTCGGCGTTCGCCCGCTCAAGCCGTTTGCGACCGTCGTATGAGGCCTGGAGGCGGATGCGACGATCCTCGTAGGCAACGACGCGGGCAAGAATTGCGGTCGAGGGGACAAACTTGCCGTTGTGCTCCTCGACCTCGCCACGGATGAACCGCCGGATGCCATTACGCAGCCCGTGAATCGTGCAGCCCTCGATCGCCAGTAGGTACGCCTTCGCCGTCGTCTCGCTGGCCTTGTCGCTCGAGGAGGGGAACGCTTCGAACAGCATCGATAATAGGCCCATTGCCTCCACTGTCTCGAATTGGTCCATCTGAAACCCCACGTTGCAGTCGCTCGAATACATTTGCCCCGGCCGCGGCGATCGGCGGCGATAACCCGCTGGCGGCGAGCCCGCGGCGCTTAGCGGAAGCTTCCTTGATCGGCTCGGTGAAATAATCCCACGATCCGGCCGGCCGCTTCATGCGCCTCGCCACCGCCCGGATCGTGGGCAGCACGTCGAGCTGCAAATCATGGCCGCCGTCGAGCAGGCCAATGACCGGGGCCAGCGAGAGAAGGCCCGGAGAAGCAGCGCTTTCGAGGCCAGCGGCCTTCCGAAGCTGGACCTCAAGTCGGTCAAGATCAGCCCGGCTGCGGGTTATCGCTGAAACCTGAGGCTGATCCTCTATCTTTGTCTCTGCTTCTGTATCTGTCTCTGGTGCGTCACCGTGACGTGACTGTAACGTCACTCCGGCGTCACGTAACGCTGCCTCGTCACGGTGATCTGCCCCCTTGTGACGCTCACGATAGCGCTTCTGCCGTTCCGCCGACCGATCGCTTTGAAACTGGCGGTCCTGCCACCGAGCCACAACGCCTTCATCGACTCGTCCAGAAGCACGTAGTGCATCCTCAATAGCAGCCACGTCGCCTTCATCCGCCCGAAGAAAGTAGGCCATTTCAGCGTGGTCGATCTCGTATCGTCCGCCATCGTCAATCTCCGCCGCGCTCTCCAGGATGCAGCCCCATACCCACACAACGCGCTCGACAGGCTGCTTCGCCCGGAGCGCGGCCCGCACCAGCTTGTCATCTCGCATCATGCCGGCGTAGTGGCGGAACCAACGGCTCATTCCGATGCCCACCTTGTCACGGTCTCGATAATTCCATCCGCGACCGCGATCGGTTCGATGTTGAGCGCGGCGCCGGAAATGCGGATCACCGGAACGCCTAGCGCTCGGAAATAGCTGTCCCGCTGGCGGTCGCGCTCACCGTCCTGGTGGAACTCCTTGCCGTCGCATTCGAGACCCACGATAACTGGGCGACGATTCATCGGCCCGACGACCAGACCAATGTCCGACCGGAAACGGAGAATTGTCATCTGAGGGATGATGACGACCTCGTTGAGAGGAAACGCTTCGTCATAGTTCTTAGCGTTGTGAACTGCCGGCAATACCTGCCGGCACATCGGCCAATCGCCGGTGACAAGCGCGGCGAGAAGATTGCGCTCGATCGGGCTCTCGCAAAGTTTCTGCCCTCGGTCATACAGGGCCGCCAGCTCGGCGCGCTCATCGTCGGAGGGATTGCGGTCGAATACGCGCGACACATGCGTCTCGAACCGAACGTGACCGCGGGACAGTATATCTCGGGAATGCCCCGGATGGGCGGCTATTGGGTCAATGCCCTGGGCGCGCGCCCGGACGTTGTGCATCAAGCCGTCGAGAACATCACCGATTGAATGACCGGGGCCGTCATATGCGCTAGGCTCTGCTCTCACGAGACCGACTCCTCATTGGAATGTCGGTCTTCTATAAACATCCATGGATTCTGCGCCGCAACCAGAAGTCCACAGCGAAATGCATCCTGCCTGTGGATTCTCATCGCGCGCGCTCCAACGACAGGATGCGCCGCTGCACGCGCCCAAGCTGTGCCGGAGCCTCGGTGGCGACAGTGACCAAGCTGGCCTCGCGTTCCCGCAGCCGGTACATCTCAGCGCGCAACGTGGGGTCACGGGGAACGAACTGGCTTGGCGGGAGCACATGCGGGTCGCGCGGCTCCCTGAAACCGATAAACCAACGGCATAGCTCCTCGATGCTTACTCCGATCTCGTCCGCAATGGACGCCATTGGGATCGAAGGCGAGCGTTGGTTGAGCTTGTCGCGGACCCTATCGAACAATTCCTGGTTGTCCGGGCGCAAAACATCATCGGCTTTTGTCATGGCTCACTCACGGTCAGATTGTTGAGGTTCGGATACCGCTGGCGCAGATGGAATAATTGCTCAGGAGTGCCGAGCCAGGAGTCGGCACGCACCAGCGTCAGGCCCTCCCCGCTCATGTGCAGCCACCGGCCGTCGCCAGCTTTCAGGCGCACCTTGCCCAGCTTCATCGCCTTGGTGCTGCCGGCGTATGGGGCCTTCGGTGCGACAATCTCGATGACGCGGGGCGGACGGCGATTTACAACCGCCGTATAGAGGCATTCGACAACCGCATCACGGTCAACGTCGAGGACCCTGGCAATCTCGGTCAGGGTCGCGCCCTTCCGCTGCAAAGCCTGCGCTTCGTCGCATTGCTCGCGCGTCAGAAGCAGTTCCCCCTCTCCCTCTATATGGTTGGGTTTGGACATTTACACCTCGTCCAGTATGGAAAGCTGTTCTGCTGGCTCAGGTGGCTCCGCAAAAAAGTCCGGCTGGTTGATCGCCGCAGTGATGCGACGGCACGCGTTGGCGAAATGTCCCTCGTCAATCTCAATGCCGATGAAGGGACGGCGCAGTTTTGCGCAGGCAACGCCCGTGGTGCCCGACCCCATAAACGGGTCTAGGATGCGCGTACCGACGACAAAGTCGGCGATGCACCACTTCATAAGGTCGATAGGCTTCTGGTTGCTGTGGACGCGAGCCTCGCCCCTTTCCGGGCCAAGATCGGCGCCGTCCCAGACGTGATGAAAAATCCGGGTTACGCCGTTGACGGAATGCCACGCATTCTCCACGTCCCCTTGGTCGCGAACGACGCCCTGACGGCGCTTGTTCCAGACGAGCCAGCGGCCCCCATCGGGGAGTCGGTTCTTGAAGTGCTCGGCCCCCCAAAAGAGGCACTCCTTGCCAAGGAAGGGCGACGGATCGAACGGAACATCATCGCCATGGATCGCCATGCCGTCAGTGCCCATCGTGCGGCCACCACGACGAGCGCCGTGCTGGTAGCTGATCCCATAGGGTGGGTCGGTGACGACGGCATCATAGGAAAGCAGCGGCAGAACTTCGGCCATGTCGCCGCAGTAGACTTCAACGCCTTCCGCCAATGTCTCCTTGCGAAAGCTCATCTCACCCCCAGCTTCATGGTCGCAGCTCTGGCTACAGCTTCACGGCGTTGCTTCTTGGATTTGCCCTTGAGTTCGGCGCGCAGTTGCTTGTGCATCGCCTCGCGCAAGCGTTCCCATGCCCGAGTGGATGCAGTTGGCTGGGAGAGGGTCATGCGGCCTCCTCGTCGTCATAATCGTCGTCATCCCAATCGTCGTCATCCCAATCGCCGCAATCGCAGTAGCCACGCGGACAACCGCAATCGAGATAGTCGGGATCATCGATGACATCGAAGGTTGGCGAGTTGTCGCCGTTGTCCGCCTTGCGAGCACACCGCTCGCATCCGCACATGTCGGAATGCTGCTCGTAACGCTTACCCATCCTATCCCCCTAGATCGTCCTGCTTGTGTTCAGTGGTGTGTGGGCGCCGGACATGAGCCCGACGCCTTGGATTGACGTTCTGGTCAGGGGAGCGATGCTTCGATGCGGCTCAACGCGGAGGCGATGCGGTCCAGGTTGCGGTTGACGCCGCTGCCCATGCTTGAGATGTTCTCGAACACGCTGCCGGGCACAGAGGTCAGTTTTGAGTTGGCGTCGTTTGTCGTAGGGGCCATACCGCACAGCCGATTGGCTAGCACTTCGGCGCGCTTGGCCGTCTCGTCGGAATAGGTCGCCGCGGTTTCGACGGAAGATACGAACGACTGGCGAGGGGCGTCAGTCTCGCTGTAGCTCTGGGGATTGCCGTACTTGTCACTCATAGTTCAGTCCTTCCTTTGTTGAAGCCGTGAATTGCTGTTGAGCCCGATCCAGCACACCCCGAGGCAGGCGAGCATGAGAGCTGCGCTGATCCAGGTTGGACCGGAAAGGATGGCGAGGATGAGCAGGAGATAGGCCGCGAGGGGCAGAGCGAGCTTTTCGGTCATGCTACTTTCCTCGCCTTGCGCGCCTGAATTTTCGCCACCAGAGCGCGAGCTTCAGCTTCCAAATCTTCCAGATCGTCATTCCCAACCGCCGCCTCAACTTCGATCTCGTGAAGCAGGGCGCTCGCCTGCCGCTGGCACATGTCGAGGTAGGCCGCGCGGATGCGAGCCAGCATGGATGCCTCGACGCCTTTCGCCCTGCCCTTGCGCAAATGCCAGAGCGTCCAGAACGGGAGTCCGTAGCGCTGCTCGATCCTGCTCATGGCGTTGTCGAGGTCGCCGGGTCCGCGACTTTCTCGCTGGACCATCGTGCGGACATACTCGGTTGCTGCTTCGACGCTCATCGGATTGAGATTCCCGTTTTTAGGGAGCCGCATGTTCGGTGCCTTTCGCTAACCTGATCTCGTTCGTGACCGGGATAGGAAAGACGGCTAGAATGAGCTTTCGGAGCATCGGAGACCTGGCAGTCGGAGTGCTGGCGAAAGCCGCGCGCTCGGCCGGAAGGCGACAAGCGCGAGAATTGGGAAAAGTGGGCGAGGCCGAAACCTCGCCCCAAGTTGGGAGGAACAACAATGATGCCGCCACGGGGTGCGACAGCACTGCCACTCTGCGAGCGAAGGGAGAAGGAAACGCCCGCAGACCGATACCTACGGCCACCCGCCCAAACAAAGGAGCACGCCCCCTTGCTCCGGCCGTGGGTATCGGTCTGCTGGTGATTGATCATCATGCCGCCTCGCGAACCTGATCGAGGACCGGACGGAAGATGGCGAGGTCGTCGGCTTCGGACTTAGGTGGGACAGCGGGACGGAAGCGCGGGATAGCGAAGAATATGCCCTCGCCAACCCCCTCCAAAGAAAGCCCCGGAGAACCGGCGTATGGGCCATTCTCGCAGCGCACCGGGGTTACATCTGAGACCGTGTAGACCTTACCCTTGGTGATTGGCGTCCATTCGACCGGATGGGCGGGCGTGTCATCAATGACGACAACCTTGGCTCCAACGAAGCACCATGACGGAATCCCGCTCACGAAATCCTCCCATGATGCGCGATAGCCTCGCCTCCGGGGGCGATGGAGAGGAATGTAATCGACGGGCGGGGCTTGAGTACCCGCTGTCTGGTTTGGCGCAACGGGGCTACCGTGTGTTGCCTCCAAGTTCCGCGCCACGCCCGGCAGGGAGCTACCCTGTGTCTCGCGCGTGGTCAGCCCGTGCACGTCCTTCCGTGCTGCCGTCGATTTGTTGACCGGAGCGCCGAGGTCCAACGCTCCGGTCTGGCCCGCCGTGGGTACTTGCGGGAATTTCGTGGTGTTGCTGCCCCCAAGCGTCATGGCTATGCCGCGCTCGCTTGGTCGGCGGGCTCTGCATGGTCGGTCAGGAAGTCCTCGAAGGTGAGCTCGTCGCCGTTGGTCTCGGCGGCGCTCATGAGGCGCTTCCAGTGGTCTTGTGGAATGCGACCGCGCTCTTGCCAGCCTTGAACGGTGGTCACCGGGACGCCGATTGCACGCGAAGTCCCTGTGAGCCCTCCGAATTTGGCGATGACATACTGAGCGGGCGAGAGCATTGTTGGTCTGATCCCTACGGTTCGCAAACGTAGATATACGCGCGAGCCGTAAGATTGTCAAACGTGGAAAGCGTACGGCCGGTTACGCTATCAAATCCGGCCATGGACGACAGTGCAGCGACGATCACCGGGCGCGTCAGAGCCCTGCGGAAGCGCGCGGGCTACAGCATGGCCGAGTTCGCCAAGCAGCTCGGTTTCAAAGCCGCGTCGAGCGTCCAACGCTATGAGAGCCCGACCGAGTATCCCGGCGGCTATCTCAAGCCAGATTTGGTCCGCAGTATGGAGAAGGCGCTAGTCCGGCGCGGCACGCCGCCAATCGATCGTGCCGAGGTGTGGGAACTGGCAGGGCCGGAGTTCGCTTTACCCATTGAGCCTGTGAACGCTGCAATTGGACTAAAAACGCGCGGGCACGGCGTCACCATTCCGTTATATGGTCAAGCAGTTGGGGGAATCGACGGCGAGTTTATTTTGAATGAAGGCAATAAGTTAGCCGATTTAGTCGCGCCGCCAGCACTCGAAAGCGTCACGGGTGCTTATGCGGTTACTGTGTCCGGCGACAGTATGGAGCCCAGGTATTTCGACGGCGAGGTGGTGTTTGTCCATCCGAAGCGTCGTCCGGTGCGGGGCGATTTCGTGGTGGCGCAAATCCATAACCCGAAAGACGACGGAACGCCTCCGCTCGCCTACGTTAAGCGGCTGATCCGCTGGAATGAGGGCGGCCTCATCCTCGAGCAATACAATCCGCCCAAGGAACTGAAATTCGAGCACCGCGCCGTGGTCTCGGTCCACGTCATCGTCATGGGCGGCGAAAAGCTCGACCAGTGGTGAGCTGATTCCGGCCTAATCGGCACATTTGCCGATGTGACTTCTGACATAGCTGCCCTGCATACGCTCCACGTGAAACATTTTTTACGTGCCGGGCGTTTTTGCGCTTGCATGTTACGTTTTGTGCGTATATGTTCATTCTCGTCAGCCAGTAAGGCACCCTGATTTCAAGACGAGGCGAGAAATGACGAAGCAGATCGAGTTCTACCTGAGCGGGATGATCCAGTGGAACGAGCTGGGCCTCAAGGATCAGGTCTGGGTTTTCGTGAACCAGCCCAAGGCGGTCCCGGCCGGTGCCATGCTGTTCATGCTTGGGCAGTGAGCGATGAGCAACATCGGCAAGCCCTCCCCTCAGTACGTCCAATACATCCTAGACGCGGAAGCGCGTCGGGAGGCTGAGGCCAAGATTGTCGCAAGCCTTCTCGCGCGCCGTCAGACGCGCCGGATCAACAAGGCACAGTGAGACCCCCCAACGCCAGTAAGGCACCCTGATTTAGCGAGGATGAGAGAAATGACGAAGGAACTGACGCTGGAGTCGCTGGGGATCAGCAGCGAAGCACTGACCGATAAGCTGGTTGACCGCCTCGCTGAGCGCGTCCTTGAGGGCGCGGGCTATGACGAGGAAAGCGGTGAGTGGTCTGGCCGGACCACCATGGGAAAGCGCATCAACGCGATGGTGCAAGCGAAGGTCGATGAGACCGTCACCGCCATTGCCGACAAGCACATCCAGCCGCTTGTCTCGACGCTGATCGAGAACGCCGTTTTCCAAGAGACCAACCAGTGGGGCGAACCTAAGAAGCCGCCCATGACCTTCAAGGAATATCTGGCGGTCAAGTCCGAAACCTGGTTGCGCGAGCAGGTCAACTACCAAGGCAAAACGCGCGACGAGGACAGCTACAACTGGTCGGCCAAAAACACGCGCATCGCCCACATGGTTCATCAGCACCTTGATTACCACATCAAGGACGCTCTGACCAAGGCTTTCACGAACCTCAATGCTCAAGTCGCAGGCGGTCTCGAACAGGCCGTGAAGATGCAACTGGCTGGTGTTCTCAAGGGGCTCAACGTCAGCGTCGCGACTTCAATCCAGAAGTAGCCCCCAACACCACACAGACATACCAACCCGATACACTGTTCTAGATATGTGGGGATGAGAGAATGACGAACGCAAAATATCACCGTTGCCGCCTCGCGCTTGAGCGCCTTGATCGCCGCGAACTCCTGTCACTCGGAGCGCTCGCCGAGCAGCGTCAGCTTCGCTCGCTCGTGACGCAGTACCGGCAGGGCGGCCTGCGAGCGAAGAACGGACGCGGCTCGGGCCTCCATTCCTCGAACGCGGTCGCCTGACATGAGCCACATCGCCTCACTAGACGCCTATGAGCGCAGCGCCGTCTATCAGCCGTTCTACGCTCTGAGCCCCGCAGCAAAGGCGCTGCATTTCAAGCGCCGTGAAGCCAAGGCCGAAGCGGAACTGGATGAAATGAGACACTCCGGCAAGCTGCTCTGGCCCGACTACCATGAGACCGTGAGCGAAGAATATCACGAAGCCCGTTCCAGCCGTAAGCGCATTATTGATGCGTATGTGGGTGAACGGGGACTGCGGGTGCGTGGGAGGGCGGCGTGATGCGCGTCTATCAGCAAACCGTCCGCGAGGGAGAGAACGTCGGTCCAGTGGAGTGGACGCACCCCGCGGCCAAGGACATGCCGCAGATTTGGCGCGAGGCTGAGCGGAGTCCCGACGCCTTCGAACTCGTCACCGACAACCGCACGGACAACATCCACGCCATCTGTATGTATGACGGCTGGCCCTATTGGAAGCCGACGCCTGCGATTTTTCACAGCGGCCCGCTCGGCAACGAATGGTCGTTCTTCAACAGCTACGGCGTGCATCCTAACAGCATGCGCGCCAAATCCCAACAATCCGTCTCAGAACCGGGGGCGTGAATGAGCGACAACTACATCCAAGACGTGCTCTTGCGCGGCAAGATCAATGCCAATGCGACGAAGCTGATCTCGGCTGACGGCCGCTATGAGTTCAAGAGCTACAACATGGGTATGGGCATCAACGTCCGTGTCTGCCCAGATCTAGAAGCCGTCCTCGATGAGCCGCTGCACCGCAACACCATTGGCGTCACCGTGGGCGGCAAAGTGCTCCCCAAACGGTTCCGGCTTCGCCGCACCGCCGTAGCAGCGGCTCAGATCGAAGCGAAGCGGATGGGGATCATCTGATGGCCGCCGCACCCCATCCCCTCGCCAACGTCAAACCCGATCCTTGGATGTACCGCAACGCTACTGCGATGAGCGAAGGATTCAGGATCAACCCCGTTCTAGCCGCTTACGCCGCAAAGCTCACCGAACAGGAGATGAAGCCAAATGGCCGCAAGTAGCCAGGTTGCCGAGCGTGCCGAGTCCTCTCCGTTGCCGGCAATCAGCGTTCCAACGTCCAATCCCGTCATGGACATGATCCGCCAAGCGATTGCGGAAGGGCAACCGCTCGACGTGATCCGCGAGCTGAAGGACTTGGCTAAGGAACTGGCCGCGGACGAAGCGACACGAGCTTTTAACGCTGCCTTTGCCGCCTTCAAGGGCGAAGTTGTCAAAGTCGACCGGACCCGCCGCGTGACCGATGGACCGCTCAAGGGTCGCAGCTACGCCGAGCTGTTCTCGTTCGTGGACGCGGCAACGCCCGCGCTTTCCAAGCATGGCCTCAGCGCGTCGTGGGCCGTCACCAGGGACGAGAAAGACTGGATCGAAGTCACCTGCACTCTCGAGCACGCCCTGGGCGGCAAGAAGCAGGTCTCGCAGGGCGGCCCCCCCGATGCCGGCGGCGCGAAGAATGCGCTGCAGGCTCGCATCAGCACCGTCACGTATCTCGAGCGGGCGACGTTCAAGGCCATCTGTGGTCTCGCCGAGCAGGGCGATGACGACGATGGCAACGGCGGCGCGGGCAGTAGCGCGGCCATCAACGACCAGCAGCGAAGCGAGCTCGATGCATTGATCGAAGAGACCGGCGCGGACGTGGAGAAGTTCCTTGCCTACTTCAAGATCGAGTTCCTCGCCGAACTGCCGGCTAAGAATTTCGTGCAGGCCAAGAGCTTGCTGGCGCAAAAGCGGAAGACGGCAAATGCCAAAGTTGATTGACCTTACCGGTCGCCGATTTGGCCGCTGGACCGTGCTGCGACGTGCCGAGCACAACAAAGGCCATATGCCGGCCTGGGTGTGCAAATGCGACTGCGGCACAGAGGCGACAGTCCAAGGCGGGAATCTCCGAGACGGCAACTCTAATTCGTGCGGGTGCGCCCACGCGAAACACGGCTTTGCGAGAGCAAAGCAGCAGGCATCGGAATACCTATGCTGGCGCAATATGCGCCAACGGTGCCTGAACCCTACGTGGCCGAGTTACAAGCACTACGGCGGACGGGGCATCACAATATGCCCCGAATGGCGAGACAGCTTTGAAGCGTTTATCGCCGATATGGGACTCAAACCCTCTCCTGAACTCACTCTGGAGCGGGTTGACAACGACGCCGGATATGAGCCGGGCAACTGTATATGGGCCACGCGCTCGCAACAAAACCGAAACCGCCGATATCTAGGGCGTCGTCCTCGCCATGAGGAGGCCGCTCGACATGCTTGAAGTATTCGAGATGGACCAGGGCAGCGATGCATGGGCGCAAGCCCGGCTTGGCCTGCCCACGGCTTCCCGCTTTGCCGACATCCTCGCCAAGGGCGAAGGGAAGACACGCGGGCGCTACCTGCACGAGCTGGCCGCTGAGACCTTGCGTGGCACGCCGGAGCCCGATGCCTACAGCAACGTCCACATGGAACGCGGGAAGGCACAGGAAGACGAAGCTCGGCAGCTCTTTGCCTTTATGACTGACTTGGAGCCGGCGCAGGTCGGTTTCATCCGCAATGGCCGCAAGGGCGCGTCACCGGATAGCCTGATCGGCGCCGACGCCGGGCTCGAGATTAAGACCGCGCTAGGTCACATCCAAATCGAGCGGCTGAAGCGCGGGACGTTGCCACCGGAGCACATGGCCCAGGTTCAGGGTGGCTTGTGGGTCAGCGAGCGCGATCACTGGCATTTCATGTCCTACAGCCCCGGCTTGCCGCCGCTGATCGTCAAGGTTGGCAGGGACGACGCCTATATCGCGCGGTTGGCAGAGGCCGTGGACGCCTTCAACACCGAACTGGATTCCATCGTTGCCTCATTGCGCGATCCGCGTGAGGCCCTTCGCCGGAGCGCAGCATGAGCGTAGAGCAGATCGAACGCGCCGACGCCGCGGAACTTGCGGCTGCCGAACTGGCCTTGAAGTCGGCGCGCAACACGTCCGAACTGGCTTCGATTTGGTTTCGCGACTGCGACCGTTTTGAAGGTTCGCAGCGTGAGCGCTTGCAGAAGGTCTATACGCGGCAGCTTTTCAAGTGTGGGGCTTTGCAGCCGTAATGGACCAGCCGATCATCTACCGCAGCACCGGCGAGGGCTTTGAGCCATCGACCAATTACCAGGCGCACCTTCACGGGCAACACTACCCGGAAGGGACGCTGGTCGCGCTCGTGCCATTCTATCAGCGGTCGGACAAGAGCCACGATCACTACTTCGCCACCCTCCACGATCAATGGCTTTCGCTGCCCGAGGAGCTGTCCCGCGACTTCCCGAACGAGGAAGTATTGCGCGCCCATGCGCTGATCCGCACAGGGTACTGCAACAAGCGCCAATTGGTTTGCCGGTCGGCGGCTGAGGCCGAGCGCGTTGCGACCTTCCTGCGCCCGTCGTCGCCGCTTGCGATCATCGAAGCTGATGGCTGCGTCGTCACCGAATGGACCGCTGAAAGTCAAGCGTATCGCGCCATGGGCAAGAAGCGGTTTCAGGAATCGAAAGACGCTGTTCTCGGCTGGGTGCACGGGCTGCTCGAAAGGCAGGCGGCATGATCGCGGTCCCGAAAGAGGATGTCATCCGCAGCGAGAAGTACCGGCGCGGGGCCAAGGACTCGCCATGCCGGTTCCGCGGCCCGACATGCAACTGCGACCCGAACACATCGCAGTTTGCGCACGCCAATGGCGCCGACTTCGGCAAAGGATGGGTGCACAAGGCCCACGACGTGGCGGGTATAGACGCCTGCTCAAGCTGTCACGCCTACATCGACGTTGGGCATTGGACGAAGCCACTGATCAGCGATGCTGAGTTCTGGCGGCTGATCGCGCGAGGTATCATCGAGACGATTGTTGCTCGCATCCGGAGCGGCATCGTCATCGTCCCGCTCGATCACGAGCACCTGGCGCATGACAAGCCAGTGAAGCCGCGCAAGCCCAAATCCGAGCGCAAGCCAATTCCGGCCGGCAAGCCGCTGGAGTCGCGCTCCAACTGGCCTACGGGCCGCAAGATCGTGGCATCGAGGCCACTGAGGAGAAAGATATGATTTGGCTCGTCCTAATTCCGGCCTGCTTTGCTTTTGGCTGGTGGCTTTCTCGTTCCGTATTCGACGGCTCATGGCGTACGGTCTATCGCTGCCGCGCATGTCATCATGTCGATGACTTCAATTGGTCCGTTTGCCCTAAGTGCGGTGAACAACACCCCGACTATGATCGGCTCGTCGGGCGTCCTTCTGGCCTCAATGGCTGGGAAGTCAAGACAGAGGCCTCTGCGCCATGACCCGTATCGCCCTCATCCTAGCCGCTATCGTGTGCCTGTCGGGGTGCGATTCCAAGCAGATCGATGTGGCTGTCCGCGACATTACCGGCGATACACAGCCCGTTGCGCTTGCGGCGATAGAACCAAGTTCGTCTGTGGTGTCGAGCAGCGTTGAGCCGGTGGTGGATTGTACTCCGGTACTCAATCGAGGGGTTTGGCACAATCCGTGTACTGGTGAAAGTTGGGATATGGAATGACCCCATGAAGCCGGTCAGCATCCTCATGCCGCAAGGTCAGCAACATGATTAATGGTTCTCGCTTCACCGGGGCCGTAACCAGCACCCTCCACGAGCGTAACCGGCGTGCTTCGCCGGAGAATATTGGTCGCGGCATTGTGGTCCGCATGCGCCTCGAAACCGCAGTGTCGGCAATGGAAGACCGCTTGGCTTTCGCGGCTCTCCTTGTCGATCGTCCCGCAGGACGAACAGGTTTGGGACGTATAGGCAGGATCAACGGCGGCAAGCTGGCCGCCGCGCTCCTCGAGTTTGTATGTCAAGAGTTCGGTGAACAGCCCCCAGCCCTGGTTGAGGATAGAGCGGTTCAGGCCGCGCTTTTGCGCAGTCCTGCCCGCAGCAGTCATCTTCGAGACTTTGAGCGCCTCTATGGCGACGTAGCCAAAACGCTTGGCAATGTCAGTGGTGACCCGGTGATGCCAATCGCGTCGGATGTCAGCCCCACGGGCGCACAGGCGAGAGAGTCGGCGACGCTGCTTTGCATGGCGCTTGGAACCTCGCTGCCTACGACTGAGAACGTGTCTCGCTCGACGCTGACGGCGCTCCAGCTTCACGAGAGACTCCGGGACGCTCATCATTTCGCCCGTAGAGAGGGCAATCGTATTGGCGATGCCCCGGTCGATGCCAACGCTCGGCAGTTCACTGCGCTGCGGCACTGGCGTCTCTATGGTGCACATGAAGCTAATGAACCAGCGCCCGGCGCGGCAGGTAATCGTGATGCTTTTCATCACGCCGATGCGGGCGCGCGTATCGCGGAACTTTACAAGCCCGACCTTGGGAACAGTAATGGCGCTCCATTTAGCGTTCAGCCGCACCAGGCGCAGACCATCGCTCGTCAGAATGCGAACCGAGTCATTCTCGAACTTCCGCCGCGGCTTCGGGTAGGCGCTCTCGCCTCGGAAGTAGCGCTGAAACGCCATGTCGAGATCGCGAAGCGCCTGTGCCTGCATCGTCCGGGAGACGGCGCGTATCCAGTCAAACTGCTCGCGGAGATCGGTAAGTTCGCGCGACTGAGTAAAGATGGAAATATGCTTTCCAGTGTTCGCCAGGTGCTGGCGCCACTGTGTCTCTCGCTGAAGCAGCGCGGCGTTGTAGATCAAACGGCAAACGCCCATGAACCCGGTGAGTTTCGAGGCTTGCTCCGGCGTCGGCGCCAGTCGGTATTTATAACCGCGGATCACCAAATGAATCTATGTTCTATGCTGGAAAACATCAAGCAGGGGGTCGTTTATGCCTGAGCGAATTTCTGAAGCCGGACTAGAAGCGGCGCTCCTGCCGTGCCCGTTCTGCAATTCGACAAACCTAATCCGCAGCGAAGGCGAACGCCGCGATGATGGTCTCGCTGGCGCACCTGCGTCGATCATCTGCATCGGGTGTGATGGCCGCATGTTTGGCTACGATCTGCAAAAAGCCGCTGCCGCATGGAACCGTCGCGCATCCCTTCCTGCACCACAAGGGCCAGCCGCCCAAGTATCGGAGGCGGTGCTGCCTGACGACAACGATGGTATCGAGCAGGATGCTTTCGAGGAATGGGCGAAGTCTGAGCGCTTCGACATGGAGCAGCATCCGCTCCACTGGCTGTTCCTAAACCGTGAGACTAGCGCGGCGCGGCGCGGTTGGCGGGCTGGCATCCGTCATGCTCGTGATCGCTACAAGGCCATGCTAGCCGCCGACCCTCAGCCATCACCAGATACCGGGGCACGGCCAAAGCTGATCGAGCACATGGTGGACCGCTTCCTATCGTGGAAGCTGCCGGAGCCCTTCCGACCCGATGGCGGCATCTATTTCGAGCCGCGCGGCAATCCAGGGACGGAGCACGAATACAAGCGCGAGCCCACCGGCACGAACCTGCTCGACGCCACGCAAGCCCGCGCCATGGTCACCTACATGCTCGATGGGTTCTCGGGAGAGCCGACCTATTCGCAGGCCGATTACGATGAGGCCTACGAGATCGGCAAGCGCGACGGCTACGAGGACGCCGTGCAAGAACTCGACATAGCGACGGGGGGTGATGGCGAGTTCAAAGGCAGCACGTTCCCCGGTGAGACAGTAGACGTTCCCGCGATGAAAGCTCGGATCATCCAGCGCTGCTACTCGCCAGATACCGGGGCACAGCCGGTGACGCGCGAAGCCGTCAAGGCAGCGATCCGCAAGGGCCTCACGGACAATCTGTACGACCTCACGAACGCGAGGAAGTGGGACGCCGATCTGCTGTTGGCCGGTTGCACGCACTACATGGGCAAAGGGTACGAGAAACCGTCCGAAGCCGCCGACCACCTCGCCGGCGATGCTGCCGATGCCGTCATGGCGCTGTATACCGGGGCACAAGGAGCGGAGCCGGTGCGGCCGGTGGCGGTCGAGGACGCTATCACCACGTCCCTCGACGGCCTCCCCACGATATCGACGGAGAACCTCCACTACTTCGCGAAAAGCGCGCCAGCCCCCTTCGACGCACCAACAATCCGGGCGATGGCTCGCGAATTGCTCGCGTTCCGGTTCATCGCCAAAGCTCCTCTTTTCCGTTGGCCAGAAGCAAAAGTCGCCCCCGCCCTCCAAAGGAAGCAGCACCCGTGATCAACGCACTGGTCGGAATTGGATGGGCGATGCTGCTCTTGGCGGCGACTGTCGTCATCTACTGGACGTGGGGTAACGCTCAGTTGGTCGCCATGTTTCCAGAAGGCCACCGCTGGTGGATGCCGTGGGCTCGCTTGCTGGCCCTCGCCATCTTTGCCGCTGTGGCGATTTTCAACCCATTTTTGCAATGGACGGTCCACCCATGATCACCGAACATGAGAAGCTGATCGAGCGGCGGAAGCCCGACACATTGGTCGCCTCTATGCGCGTCTGCGCTGACGTGGCGCGTCCCTCACCCGACGATTTTACCTACCTCAACGATCCCGCGAGGGAAATGCTCAGAGAGGCAATCGCTCGCATCGAAGGCCTCCTCTCCCAGCTAGACGCCACCAGAGCGGAACGGGATGGGCTGGCGCAGGCACTCAAGCCGTTTGCGGCCGAGAAGCTTCCATCTACGAATCGGACGTTGATCGACTACGACCGTTACGGGCTGCGCCGCGCCATCAGTCCGATGGAGTTGGCCAGCAAGGCCGCAGGGCGTGCTCTCGAAGCTGCCCTCAAGCATCAGGGGACGGAGACGTGAGCGACAAGTGCGCAAACTGCGGTCGCGTGGCGCCAATCGAGCAGCTCGACGCGAAGCCAACGATGACGCCGGCACTGCGGCAGATTGAACAAGCGGAAGGTCAGCCAGCGATGCTGAGCTTTGCCGCCGACCACGGGATCGATTTTGATCGGCTCGAATGCGGCAACTGCTACGGCCCAGCGTATCAAGAAGGCCGCAAGAAGTGACCTCACCCAAAACTCAGTTTCAGCGCAATAGCTCCATACCTGGCTTCGAGCTGTTCCACTTGTGCAGCGAGGCTCGGATCATCCGCTTTCAACTGCCGCAGGACAGCCAATTCCTCTCGTATGAGCCGCATGGTGTCAGCGAACCGTCCGCCCGGCGGTACGTGTTCCCATCCAGTTATGACGTGGAGGGACAGGGCAAGTCGGGCATGTGCATCCATGGGGGCCGTCAATGACTCAGGCCTTCGACAAGCACGACGAGGTTTTGGCCGCTATCGAGCGCGTGCAGCGCTTCCTCGAGGAAGGCTTCCTGTCCGGCGAGGAAACCTGCAACCCTGACGACTGGACTATGG